GCACAGTATATTGAAGACCCTACTCTGAAAGGACACGCTATGAACGCCACCCTCAAGAAGTACCTCCCGAACCTCATTGGCTTTGCCGTTTGTGGAACCGGATGGCTCTACTGCCACATTCGTGAGCAGCAGGTCCGTCGCGAGCTCGACAAATCGTGGACTGCCATCTACGAGAACGATCAGGAATACTTCGACAAGTTCTACCGTCCCGAGAACGAGAAGTAATTCTCCCCTATATCCCGAACCTGGGATATAGGCTTTCGCGTAGAAAACGGGCTCTATATTGAAACCCGTCATAGAAAGGACACTCTCATGAACC